GATATGTATCTATCAGCAATTTTATCTGATATAAATTTTATTGCTGTTAAACCGAACCTAATTCCTTTACCCTCAATTTGAAAATCTTTTCCAGAGTCGTTTATGTGAGGAAGTTTTACTGGAATTCCCATTCTCTTTGACTCAATTAAATATTCAGTCCTATTGTCTGGATTTTTTTCATTTTTTAATAAAGCAAACATAAATTCAAGAGGGTAGTAATATTTTAACCACGCCGTCCAATACGAGAGAGTAGAGTAAGCAACTGCGTGACTTTTGTTAAATGAGTATCCTGCGTGTTCTTCGAAGTCTTCCCAAAGATCTTTTGCTTGATTAGGAGATATGTAATTCGACGCCCCAGATATAAACCTATCTTGAAAAATACTGAATTCTTTTGCATCTTTTTTCTTTCCAATTATTTTCCTAACCTGATCGGCTTCAGACCATGACATACCACCAAGGTGTACGCATGCCTGCATAACCTGCTCTTGATAAAGAATGCATCCATAGGTTTCCTCTGTAAACGGTTTTAATACTTGATTTAAATATGATACAGCCTGTTTTCCATGTTTTCTAGCAATATAGTCTTTGCCAATGGTATTCATTGCTCCTGGTCTAACTAAAGCATTAGAGGCAACTAATTCTTTAAAGTTTTTTACCCCCATTTTTACTAATAAACTTGTGTATGGAGTAGCCTCACATTGAAAAACTCCTTTTGTGTGACCATCTGATAACATTTGGTAAACTTTTTCATCTGACATATCTATACTTAATGGATCAATTTTAACAAAATGATTTTTTTCAATTACATCTATTGCATCCTTAATAACGCTTAATGTTTTTAATCCAAGAGCATCAATTTTTATTAGGCCAATTTTTGCAGCCTCTTCCATATCAACTGCAACAACTGGTATTCTCTGATCTATTCCAGGAGAGGATCTAGTTTCCATTGGAGCATATTTAAAAATTGGATTCTTACTTGTGACAATTCCTGCAGCATGTATTCCAGTTCCTCTAATTCGGCCACGGAGTTGTTCTCCTAGTTTTTCAACTTCTGGATATTTTTCTTTAAACCAATTAGTTGACTTTGAAAAACAATACTCTTCCCAAGTGTCTACTAACTTTAAAACTTTATTAACATCTGTAAGCGGAATGTTTAATGCTCTTGCAACATCTCTGACAACACCCTTGTCTTTAAATTGAAGAAATGTGGTAATAGATGCTACGTGCCTATACTGTCTAACCAAATAATCTTTTACTTCGTCTCTTCTAGTATCTTGAATGTCTGTGTCAATATCTGGAAAATCATTACGTTCTGGATTTATAAAACGAAAAAACAATAGGTCGTGTTCTATTGGGTCAATATCTGTAATGCCAAGAAGATAGCAAACTAAAGATCCAGCAGAAGATCCTCGTCCTGGACCAACCATAATGTTTTCTTTTTTTGCCCAAGCAATCATGTTTTGAACTACAAGGAAATATGGAGCAAATTTTTTGTTACGAATAACTTCTAACTCCTCATCAAGTCTTTGTTCATATATATCATTGCCAAGCCAATTAGAGTTTAATTTTTTTTCTTCAAGCCCTGCGAATGCTAAGTTTGATAATTCTTGATCTGGATCTTTGTATTGAACTGGCAATAAATTTAAATCCTCTTTAATGTTGTATTTTTGAATTTTATTGGAGAGTTCTAGAGTATTCTCATATATATCTTCTCTATATATATCCTGCTTTAGCATTGCTTCTTTAATTTCATCATAAGACAAAAGATGAATGTCAAATTTATTAAAACTCATCATTCTTTCTTTTCCATATAAATAATCTAACCTTGACATAATGCTATTGTATTTTTTTGATTTTTCATATGTAACATTTTTTTCTAATTTGGCATGAGTATTTAAAATTAACATTAATTCTTGTATTTCTTTTTGATCATCGCAACTATGATGACAGTCTGGAGTTACGACTACTTTTACTTTATATTCGTCTGCTAAATCAAGAAGAGCAATATTAATTTGGGCTGGGTTGTGTGGCATAACCTCAATATAGTAATCATCTTTAAATACTCTCTTAAACCAATTTATTTTTTCTTTTGCAACTGCATAATTTTCTGTTTCAACTGCTTTAGTTACAATTCCGCTCAAGCATGCAGAAGTAACAATGATTCCATCACTATACTTTTCTAATGTTTCAAAATCAAACCTTGGCTTTCTAAAATACCCTTCTGTCCAAGCAATTTCGTTTATTTTATTTAAATTTTCCAAACCTATTTCATTTTTTGCAAGAAGAACTATGTGATTGTATACCGAATCTAGTGGCTCTGTTCTTTCCGCTCTTTCTCTTTTATCAAATCTATCATTTGTCATATACCCTTCTATACCCAGAATTGGTTTAATACCCCTTTTTTCTGCTTCACGAGCAAACTCTCTGTGTCCAGACAAGGTTCCATGGTCTGTAATCGCTAGAGAGGACATCCCTAGCGATACAGCACGGTCTAAATATTCTATTGGAGTTGCGACCCCATCCATTAAAGAATAATGGGTATGTACATGTAATGCGCTATAACTCATACTACCAATCAGTATTGGTTGCTGAGGTAGGTGATTGAGTGTCAAATCCAAGATAGAAGTTTTCTTGTTCTGCATATGGCACTCTACGTAAAGCCAACTCTAATGGATATGGCGCTATGCCTTCCCAATTGTATGGCTCTTTGTCTGGAGCAGATGGAATCATTGTGTAACTAGTTTCCAAACTCTGTCCATTTCTTTTTAATTTCCAAGATACATTTGAAATGCTTCCAGTTTCTAAAGCATATTCACGAATTGTATCAAAAGATGACTGTTTGCTAACGCCCATTGACCAGATAGCCACGTATGGAGTTTCAATTCCGTCGTCTACTAAAACATTGCAATAAAAACGAAGTCTTGCTCTCCAGCCAGCCTTCGGATCTTTTTTATGCATTTCTTCTGCCCAGTCACGGCCTTCTGTATCCATAGTATCTATTGCTTTGCGCTTATAGTCTTTTGGATTAACATGCTCTTTTACAACAAGTGCAAGCCCACGATCTGGATTGTAATTTGCAGAGTCTTCATCTAACTCTTCTATAAACCTTATTTTTACTGACTGACCATCTGCAAGTTTTAGCCAACGAACCTTCGGTGAATCTGACTTTGGCTTATCAAGCAGTGCGTTTATATTTTTTAAACCTTTAACAACGCTCACGTATTTTCTCCTTTTAAGTGTTTGTCTATTTATTCTAGCATAAGAGATATGGTTTTGTCAAACTGGAAGTCTAAGTTCCTGATTGCATTATCATCCATATCTCCTATGTCTTTATATTCTATATTAAGTTGTATAACAGAAACACGAGATTTTAATTTTTCAATTATTTTATCTTTCATGTTTCCTCCTGCTTCATCGTTATCTGCAATAACAATAATGTTATTAAAATATCTTTGAAGCAATTCTATTTGTGTGTTTGACACATTAGCACCCAAAGTTGCTACTGCCGGAAATCCAACCTGATCTAGCCTTATTGCGTCAAATGATGATTCAACAACGTAAACCTTACTGGAGGTTTTTACCCTATGTAAATTAAAAAGAATTTTAGATTTTGGTAATCCTGGGGTGTTTTTAAATTCTTTTCCCTCTATAGATCTTCCAACAAATCCCACTAAAATTCCATCTGGGGAGTGTATCGGAATTGTCGTCATGTCTTGTTTTTCTGAATAACCCAGACCGAATTTAACGACCGACTCCTTTGTAACTCTTCTTCTTTCATAGTAAGACATTGCTCTTGGTGAACTCAGCGCATTGGTGTTTAATCTTTTAGTTATCAACTCATCAAACATTTTATATTCTGGAACATTTATCAAGGATTTATTTATTTCTTTTTCAATGTCAATATTTTTTCCCTTACTAGATATAAATCTAAGGGATTCAAAATATGTCCTATTGGTAAACTCTTTAATAAAAGAAACCAAATCTCTTGTTGTGTGACATGAAAAACACAAAAAAGTTCCTTTTGTTTTTGAAACTTCTCCTGCTGGAGTTCTAAAGTTATTGTGATATGGACAAAAAATAATAAAATCCGTATCTAATTCTTTTTCTATGTTAATTCCAGCACCATCTAAAACTCTACGAACCTGATCTGAGTTGTACAGGCTTGACCCATAACTTTTATTTTTTGACATTTAAATCCTCAAAATCTTTATATCTATAACGTCCTTTGTCAAAATCTGCTTGAACCAAAAAGTCTCCCATAAATCCATTACGATTTTTTCTAAATACGCATTCAATGGTATCGCTATTTGATTCTCTTCCCAAAGCCAATACCCAGTCTGCATCATATGCAATTTGTCTTGACCAGGCCGTCTGCCCTAGGGTTGGAACTGTATTTAAATTAGTAACATCGTCTGGAGTGGCTGAAGAGATAGCGATGATTGGAACATCCTCTCCAATAGCCATTAATTTAAGTTCTCTGGAAAGATTTTTCATTCTTACTGTTTCATTATCTGATTTTTGATTAGGAGACATTAATTGTAAATAGTCTACAATAACAAAGTCTGGTCTATACTGATCAATTTTTCCACGTACTACAGAAGGGTTTATTTCTCCACCACTGTCATTTGAGATAATGTGAAACTCTGGTCTCCCGCTTAAATTTTTTGCATGCCAAGACTTAAGCATGTCTAATTCTATTTGTCCGTTACTAATTTTTCTATGTGACCATAAGCCTTCGCCCATAATTGTAAGCACACGATTTCTAACTTCTACTTCTGACATTTCAAGGCTTATTACCATAGGACTCTTGCCCTGCTTCCAAGCCTGTACTGCAAAGTATAGTGCTAACCAAGACTTTCCAATTCCTGGATATGCTAGGAATACTCCTAGTTGCCCTGGCATAATTCCAGATGGAAGGTAGTTATCAAAACCTGGCAAACCTGTTTTTATTCCAAGACTTCCAGCATCTTTCATTGTTTGCATCTTTGTATAATAGGCAACTGCAGATTCTAAATCTGTTGCGTCAATGTCTCTAATTGCTGCCGTATTCTTTTTTAATTCAGAGGTTTTATTAATTATTTCGTTTAAAGCAATTTCTCCATTTCCAGACTGCACTTCTGAAGCAGCCGACCTCAATATACCCTTAAGACTATCAGTTAGGTATTCAGACTGTAATTCTTCTAAATGATATTTTGTCGCCCCAACATTTTCTACAAATTGAAAGTCTCTAAATTTATCTACAATAAGTGATTGTGGAGGAACAGAATTATTGGCCTCATAATATTTTCTAATAAATATCCAAAGGTCGGTGTGGGTCTTTAACAAATTTTCAACATTAGCCTGTAATAAAACATGCATTTGTTTATCACTTAGTAGTGCAGATATTAATTTAGACTCTGTGTTATTCACTTAACCATTCCTTTGCTTTTTTTCTTCTTTCTAATCTTAATTCATCATCATAAATTTTATCTAATTTTGCATTCAATATTTTTTCACAATTGTATGCAAAATAATTCCAAGAGGGGGACAAAGAGTGGGCAAAATAGTACTCAAGCAACTCATAGCATTTTGCAAGTCCGTAAGAATCTATTAAGGCATCAGATGCCCATTGTTCTACATTTAGGTTTAGCATAGCCTTCTTTTCGTACCTAGCAGTGTGAAACTTGCTATAACGACTCAACAAGGCCATTCGGTCCTTGCGCTCTGCCACTATTCAGATATTTCTAATTTTGCTAACTTTGCCTCATTTAATTTTTCGGCAAGTTTGTTTTCAACAAAATTATAAACTCTTTCAAATGCATCGTTTATATTTTCACCATCTTTTTTACTATCTACTACGCCAAGATCTAATCTAAGAGATTGAAAATTTCCTAAATTATATGTATATCCCAATGTTACGTTTATTTTTGCTTGATCATTTTCCATTGTTGTCTCCCAACAGTTATCTTATTGATTCATTCCAGACTGGAATAAATCTTCCATCTTTAGTTTTTGTATAAGTAAGTATACCATCTCCCAACTTTCTAGTCAATTCTTGTTTTGTAGGCGTCATATTATTTGTTATTAAACCATCTTTTCTTGGTTGTCCAATATGTATACTTGCCAGTATATCACGAATCTCTTTTACTGTATTTTCAGAATAGTACGCTCTTATTTGAAAACCTCTTTTACCATTTTCAGAACAGCCTATTGGTGGAGGAATGACTCCTCGTTTTATTAAACTTGGCATATACTTTCTATGCCTATTAATAATTTTTGCGGTCTCAGTTATAGTATATGCTTTCTCTCTATTTTTTTTAAAATCTAAAATAAAACACAACTCAATTTTATTTTTAATAATATTATACAATGCAACAGTTCCGTTTGACCTATTATAATGATGTATTCTTACTAAATCATTATTCAAAAACCAAACAGCCTCGCTGCCTTTTATTACAGGCGACTGATTGTATTCTTCGCTTTCAATATTTCCTTTTGAAGTAGCCATTTCCCCTCGCTTGATGCTGATGGCGGATTATAAAATTTTCTATTTCCACAGGACAAACAAAATGATTCCAGATGATCTTCCCTGCTGTATTGCCTGTCTAAGAACATCCTAGACTTACATCTTGAACATTTTATCATTAAGTAGGGACGCCAATTGCAATTAAGTTTACGTGCAAAGATAAATCTCCAGCACTTCCAAACCTTACAACTCCTTCTACTCTAGAGGTAGTTACATTTTTTAAAATTACAGACACATTTTTACCTGCTAATGTGTTTCCAATGTTTACTGGCGTAGCGGTAACAATTGGGGCATATTTAAAATTGTTACTGAAGTCATAAAAAAACTCTTTTTCTTGAGCAACGATTACTGTTGCGTTATTATATATTTCTACACGGGCTGCTACAACTCCCATTTCTGAGGTCTTAACGTTAACTACGTCGTTGTTTGTAATATTTATTTTAGCGTAATTACCTGTGCTAGATGATATCTGATTATACAATCCATTGACCGCATTAGCCAATTGATTGATATATGTTAAATCTAAAGGTTGCCCTCTTTCTGGTAGTGGTATTTTTGCCATATGTCTCCTTTATTATTATATCAGTCTAAATCTTTAAAATCAGTAATTAAATAAGTTGCCAGATCAAATTCTTTCTTTATTAGAGTATACCTTTGAACCCTAAATCTTGCCATGTCTGGACTTCCGGATGCGTATGGATAAGAAATTGAAAAACTAGAGCCAGAGGACTGACCCATCCAAATCCAATTACTATTAACTGTTGCAGTTTTCCACTGAACATATACGTCAAAAACAGAAATTGCAGCCTGCTCTTGTTGTAATGCAACCTCTGCTTCTGTTGGGTTTACTATTTGCAATGCTGGCATTGTCCAAGAAAGATTAATTAAATGTTTGGCGATGTCTACCTCAAAATTATATGGGATATAAGTGCTTGTATCTGAAACTATAAATCCAACCTCGGATGAAGTAGGATCAATATTTAAAGTTGTAATTGGGGACCAATGGGAGTATCTATTTCTGTCTTCAGAAATTACTCTATATCTAATATTATGATTTAATTCATAAACATCTCCAACTTGATATAGGTCTGATTTTTTTATTATAACTTTTTTAATATTGCTATCAGGCATTACCCTACTCCTATTGCAAACTTAAATTCTATATAATTATTTGTATTGCTTGATTTTATAATTGTTGTTGCTTCGTCATTTTGTATTATTGAATAACCAACTAATCCGTATAAAGGGTTGGATGCAGTTGTGTTCTCAAATTTTAAAGCATCAAGAAATACATAAAAATTACTAGACACTGACCCAGAATCTACAATTGAGGCATATATGTTTATTGTGTTTACCGATGTCCAGGAAAAATTAGAAGTTGTATATAGTTCTTGTTTTTGTTTACTTACTACACAGTATCTATTATTTGCAAAATCTTGTTGGCCACTTGCCGAACCATTGTCAACTACCGCTTCAAATCTTGAAAAATTTGAAGTATCTGAACTGTTGGTAAATTCTATAATAATTTTTACAGTATCTGGAATTGCAACTGAATCACCGTCTTTGTTAATAACTGAAAACGCCAATCTTAATTCATCTAACGGTGAAACTTTTGATAGATCTACGGATGTTCCTACTAACCTAATATATTGTGGATTTGAGCCAACAACTAAATGTCCTCCAGAAGAAGTCATTGAGCAAGAGTCCCCACGTATTGCAATTGCGTTATTAAAATATCTGCACCTTTCGTACCTATTTGTCCTATTTTGGTTATAAAATATTTTATTGTCAGCATTGGTTTCAAAGATTTTTAAAGTCGAATCTATAACGTTATTTGATAGCGCAGAATCAAGGGGAACTGTTATTCTTGCTATGTCTGTTGTTGCTGTTTGTGTTACGTGTTCCCAACTCTCTGTTTCAGAAAAAACTAAAATTGGCCTACTATCGTTTGCTGTTGCATTTGGATTTGCGCCGGCGGAATATATTCCAACTTCAGATATCTCATATCTTTCTTCCGTTGGTAATTCTGCTGTTAAAACTAATTTTGATTTACCATCCTCAACAACATATCCCCTTGAACTAATTGGAACACGAAACATTTCAAAATTAAGATTTTCTTTTAAAGAATGATCTGGTGCGGTTGTTAAATTATCTAAAGGTTTAACTCCACATCCTACGGCCATGTATGACGCAAATGCTGGTGATTGACCCAACAGGTACTTAGCAATGATATATTTTCCGATATTAGTTATCATGACTCTTCAACTCCAACAGTTATAGTATATATTGTACCACCCGCACCTACTTGAATTTCAATAATTTCGTCTGACTCTAAATTTATTAAATCAATAACTAAGTCTTTTGTTGTAGGGTCTAGGTATACATTTGTTCCCCCAGGACCATTACCCTCGAATGGAATCTTAGATTCAAGTTTAATGCTAAAATTTGAAAAATATTTATCTGATGTATTTTGTAATCCTAATATTTTTTTTGAAGAATACTCTTGATTAAAGAATGTTAAATTTTTAATTAGTTGATTAGATACGTTTTCTCCACTTACTCTGTCGTGCCTTGACAAGGAAAGTAACTCTTGGCCCCCAATATTTTCAAGAGTTAAATTTGATAACATTTCCATTGGAATTGTGGCATCATCCCACAATATAATTTCTGGGGTTGCACTTTTAACTTTAACCGTAGGTGGTGGTGGTGGTGGGCTAGGCATGTATGGGGGGGTTGCTGGAACAGTTACCGTTAAATTAAAGGAGTCTGGGCTATCCCCTTTTATAACTTTTGAATTTTCTACTTTTTTATCTTCCTCCCTCATCCTATTCATTTTCCACTGTTCGTCAATATAAGTTGGAAAAGAATTGTTATAAGGAGTTGTTGGATTATGTTTTGCCCAATTTGCTGCATCTAAAGCGCCCATCTTACACCTCCGCCAAGTATACGGTCATTTCTGGACCATTATTTTTTCTACCATACTCAATACTATAAACTACAAATTGAGTTTCTGGATCAGAAATTATATTAACATCATTTTTTGTATAATCAATTTCAACTATGTCCCCTAATTGTAAAACTGGTAATGAGAATATTTCTGCTCCAACCATCTTTTTAGGTTTCATGGATTTATTAATAATCCAACCTAATAAATTTTCTGCGTCTGAGGAATTTTGGATATAAGGAGTCTCTAAAGAAAAAGCAGAAACTCCGTGGTTTAGCCTGCTTTGTTTTATATAATTATAATTTTGTAATGCAAACAAAGAAGATCTTATTGTGTTAGTGTCTAAGTTGTCTTGTTCTGAAAAGTTAGATTTTTTATTAAAATAATCATCAACAGATGCAGTGTAGGTTGTGTCTTGGGTAAAAGTTATACCTTGAATCTTTAAATAATTTCCTCCAGTTTCATCTAAATTTAAAGCCGAATCTGTTGCATTAAAAACCAAAAATTCTGCTCCATAAGAGTCTGCTTGAAACCCAGAAACAACATATCCCTTTATGGTACTAGGAGTTGGAGATATTTGAGCGTATAACGCTGGAAATGCTTTATCATATTTTATATTAAAGTATGCCACTTCTCTAAATATAGAACCAAATTCATCATAGTATATATTGTAATCTGGCGGTTGAACAGCAGAGATACCAGTTAGATACGTGGATTGCAAAATTCCACTCATAGCGTATTTTCTAAATGAGTCATTAGCACTAATTTTAGAATCTCCAAAAACATTAGAGACTGAATCTGCAACATCAAAAACAGTATTTTGAGAATAATTTTTACCAAGTGCATATATGTTTTCAAACATGCATTTTGAAGATCCTCTAACAAATAAGCATGCGTTGTTGTAGAATGGCAATGGATCTAGGTCATCTGCTATTCCAACAACTTTATTATTAATGAACAAATAAAACCTTTTAGATGTTCCGACGTCTTCATACTCTACTGATAAATCATATACTGTTGGCTTTTCTTCTCCCGCAATTCTATACTGACCAGTAAACTGTCCATCATCTACTAAAATACTTGAAAGTCCAGACCAAATCTTTATTGGTATAGCGTTTCCGCTAGCATCTTTTTTAATTTTATAAAAAACCATATTGTAAACATTTACGTTTTTTGTTCCATCGGCATTTATTTTTGTATAAGATTCTATATTTTTTTGAGTCAATGCAACAATCTCAAAATAATATCCATTGTTTGTTTCTGGATTTATCATTATGCCTATACCTCCAGAGCCACCACCAATATTAGAGTTTTGATTTGGCTGAGTAGATGGCAATTGATAATATATTGCGCTACCAGTAGGAGTTTGTAGCCTGTTATCAGTATTTTCTGATTTTCCAATTATTCTCATTCTTGTTCCAAAATGTTTAAATGAATTGTTTAATGATTTATATACATATGAAATAAAATTTATTGGGCTTTCTGATGATTCAAATACTGGCCCAGAAAATACTAAAGCAGAGGATTGAATTGTTCCAGTCTCTGCAGATGGCAAACTATTTAACTGAGTTTCTGTTAAAAAATTATTAGACATAAAGTTTTTTATGATGCCATTTCTTAAAGATTTTTTGGCTAAAAGATCATTTTTACCTGCCTCCCCTAAAGTTGTAATTGGATACTCAATTTCTAAACTAGTATTAAATAGTAAGTCT